GTTCCCTATCTCGTTGAAAATCAGCATATCATCATCATTGGGAAGATGTAGCCAGTTTGTGAACTTTCTTTAAAAAAGTTTTTTAACCAACATAATCGGGATTAAAATTCGTCAACAGTATGCTTCTCATATTTACTAGAAGGGTGTGTGTGTTTTGCAAACTCATTTTGCAACTTTTGCAAAGCCAGTCTTGTAACCATTAAATCAAAATTTAATGTACTAATTTGCTTGTTCAATTCTGTAATGATTTCATCTACAGTTACCTGTAGTGAAGCATCATGTTCTAAATCATGTCTATCCATCTTTCTGCACCTCCAATCTCTTTCCTATCAGTTCCTTGAAACATTCCTAAGTCATTGTCAAATACGCTTACAGTAGAGAAGTCTTCAAATTCATCATCCATTTCGAATACTGGACTAGGAGCCAATATCTCAATCTCAACCTCTGAGTCAATTGCTGCCATACTCATAGCTTTAAATACAGAACCGGCCAATGCGTCAGCCAAGTCTTTAGAACCAGTAGAAGGGTGATCAATTTTGTTATTTCCAAAAAGCTTTAATTTAAGGAGCTCTTCTTCAACCAATAACTCATTCCAATAACCACGCAATCTCGTATCGTACATGCAAGACATTAGCGTATCATAGTCGGTCTTTTTAACGCTGTGAAAGTCTGAATTAATTCCCATACTTCTAAGACTCTGAATCATCTCAATAGATTGCCAACGGTCAAATGTAACTAATCCAACATCAAACTTACGATGCAAATCCACAATCATTTGTCTAATTGATGCAAAGTTGATTTCTGCACCTACTGTTGCTTCCCAAGAATAAACAAGATCAACATTAATAATAGGAAGTTTTTCCACTCCCATTGAGGTTTTGATTTCCTTAAAGCCAGCACAATGAGACATGCAAAGAGCAGCCCTATCTCGCTTCAAAGCCAAGTCGACATGGATAAATCTTGTAAACCCATCTTTATTGTTAAACCAAGGCTTAAACATTCCCTCATCATCAACCGGGTCTTCTCTATATGTAAAAGACTTTCTAACTAAATCAGCATCTCTAAAGTATGCGTCTTCCATGTTCGGTGGTTCACACTCAAATCTTGCTCTTGCTTGAATTGGATTACGAACATATTCCGATTCCAATTGCTCTCTCTTAATCGTAGGATTAACTTCCCAAGTAGCAGCTTTCATTGACCAGGTTTTTGGCTCATTATTATTACGAGAATCAAAGTATCTCTGTTGGATAAAGTCACCTTTATAACGAGGGAATGACAGAAGAATAACTTTACCGACTTCTGGGAAACGAGACATAACAGATAACTTACTCATGTTATAAATTGCAGAAGCAGAACCTTTTGATCTTGTTTCCCCTTTTAATTCCACATCAGTTTTAAAAGCTGCAATTTCGTCAAGAATGATTGTCATAACTTCATAACCTTCCCAACCTTCACTTTCAGAGTGACCTGAGAAGCATCTAACTGGTCTACTAAAGAAAAAGATTTCAGATACTCTTGGTTCAAATCCAACATCATTAAAGAATGGTGAACCTAGTAGTAAGTTTTTAAAAGGCTCAAAGAAAACTCTTTGCGCTTGCTGTGCGTTAACAGCAAGGTTTAGCAAGTCAATATATACACCCTTTGCTTTACCGTAATACCCCAAAGGATCCCTAAGGCAATGCATCATATATGCTGTATAGGCCATTGATATTCTTGCACAATGGTCTTTACCGGAACCTTTACCTAACATACAAATCACTTCATTATCTGTATAGTGATCATAATAAGCTGCCCCGGCTTCTTCACCCATCAAATCTATTAACGTATGTTTTTTTAAGATTTGTGTAGAATGTCGTACAATCTCCAATTGAATAGGCGATAATGGTGGAAGCCCAAGATATTTCTTATCTTGAACAAATACCTCAATGGAAACAGGTTCCTCTACGAATTCCTCTTTCCTGAGCAAACGGTCAAAGTCAGAAAATTCCAAATTCATACCCATAAAGTCAGACATGATTTCCACCTTTATGAGAGATATTTTCCGTCTCAAATTGTGAGGCTTTATGGGAGCCATTTCCCGTCTCAAATTCTGGAGAATCTACAATTTCTGCATCTTCAATGTCATCATCATTAGTCATAATCTCAAAAGCAGCAGAAAGTTCTCTTCTTACCTCATCTGCAATTTCTGGATACTTTGAGATAACATCTCTTAACACCCTTGATAGTGTCTGGTTAACATTCTCAGCCTTCTGCATTCGAGCAATGTAATCAGAGTCACCACTTGTTCCACTCATCAACTTATGAAGTTGAGCTTTCTTGTTTGCAATGTCAGCAGCAAGTTTTAATGCCTGAATCCTTGCAGGTACCATCCCATGATCTGTTGCAATATTAACTGTCTCCCAAGCTTCTTTGCTTAATTGGTCAAACTCTTGTAATGCTTTGATTGTATTAAATTGTATTCTTTCCAAGAAGTAGGGGTCATCCTCTGCCTGTCTATTAAGAATCTTTTTGTACTCGTTAATGTATTCTTTTGCCTCTCCTATTTTAAGGGAGAGAAGTGTTGCTATTTCGTGATACGAATAACCTTTAACATGTAGTTGCCCGGCATCTTCAATGACACGCATTTTGTCAAAGATATTCCTATCACCTATTGGTTCAATATCTGACATAATCTTTTATAATATCCTTCTATGGATGAATCCCAAGTCATATGCTTGTAAACTTCAACCACATTTCTGTAAGTCTCTTCTGCATATTTTTCATAATTGCATGATACATCTAACATTTTATCACATAAGTCTTGGAAGTTTGGCTTCATCCACTCACCATTACCGTTATATAAGCCAAACATGTTCTCAGAAGACCATTCAAAATCTAATTCAATTGATAAATGAGCGTATTCACTGCAGGCCGTACCTGATGGGCAGATTGTCGGAATTCCCTTTGCAATTGACTGGAATGGAAACCAGCCCCAGCCTTCACCACTAGTTGGGTATACAACGCAATCAACCTTCTCATAGAGCATTGCTAAATCTTCATTAGACAAGTCATCTTCAATAACTTCAATATTTGGATGATTATAAATAGATCTAATATTCGAGGTTTCTCTATCCAATCTAGCATCTGGACTACCCATCGACTTATAAATTAATTTATATCTATCGTCTTTCCCAAAGACTTTGATAAAAGCATCAACTGTCATTTGAGAATTTTTTCTTGATGATGGAGAGCCAATGCTTAAGAATGTAAAAGGATAAGCACCTCTGTGCATCCTTAAAGATGGCTTATAAAGCTCATCATCAATTCCAAGTGTAAAAGCATAAACAGGAACTGTAACACCGGAATCAATGAAGGCATTTTTAATGAATTCAGATGTAGTCCAAATCTCATCCATTGCATTCATCTTGTCAACCCAGTCTTTTGGTATCCTTGTTGTTTCCCAATAACTAAACCCAATATTATATCCATCAATAATTCTATAGTCAGAAGGAAGAGTATTATTGATAATAATATCTGCATCTGATTCAACAGAGGGGGGGAGGACAGATGATTGAGATATTAAATTAGTAATTCCTTTAGGTAACTCATCATCATAAATGCCAATCTCTAAACCTCTTGCTAAGAGTCTTGACAAAATTTCTTCAGAAGATGTTTTGTAACCTTCATTTTGAGCAGCAGCTCTATTATAATTCCATACAATTTTTTTCATATAAATCCCTTAAAAACAAAAAGCCTCGCCGTAGCGAGGCGTTTTGCAAGTTTATTCTTTTACTTAGAAATAACTCTGTAAATAGTAATCTTGTCATTCTTAGCGAATACAACAAGTTCTTCTTGGACTTTAATTGGTGAATTCATATTCATATCATATCACTCTTTGAATCGTTATTTAATCGTTTGTTTTAGTTAATATAAAAATTATTATTCATCCTGGAAGCCAAGAACTTCGCCATCTTTTTCTGCATGTTTACCAAGAGTATTATAATCATAACCATGCATTTTAGTGAATGTTAATCTATAGTTATACCAACCTCTAACTCCATCCCAAAATTTTGGCTCTGTTTCGTCAGCTAATTGAGCAAGTTGATCGGAATCTAATAGGAAGCTTAAAATACCTAATGGCATATAAACAACACTATTATATGACTTATCTTTATCATTTGAATATTCTGCAAGAATATCTTGATATTGTTTAATAACTCTGGCAACACCCTCTCCTGCGAAGTAATCGACTTGACCATGAGCATTTCTAATTCTTGGGCAATAGTCATCAACTGGGGTTACTGTACCAAATGTTCTACACACCATTGGTCTGTAGCGGTAGATTGTGCAACCACCTTTGTAGAATACGCAATGCCTTTCTGTCTCCCCGTCAACATTCCAATTTGGGTCATGCATGGCTTCTTTAAGAGACTCAATCATTGTCTCCATCCACTCATTAGCTACATCTTCACCTTCAGATTCCATTTTAAAATAGAAATCCTGTGTAAGCCTATAAGCAATGTTTGCACATTCAGCCAACGGAATTCTTAAGCCAATGCGACAGCATAGGCCTGAGCCGAGACACTTATACTCAGCATTATTTTGCTTTGACTCAATGATTCTAACTTGATTGTAAATCATATCAAGTTTAGAAAATGTTGTCATATCTTTTGCAGTTACGCTTCTTCTCATCTTAATTTACCTTTCTTTTTAAGATCATTCTGCTTTCGCATTTCCATCCTCTTTCTCTCAACCATTTTTTGGGCTGGAGACTTTGGAGCTTTTTGTCTACCTGCAGAGAGATTTCTTCCTTTACCTCTAAACTTTAAGAGGTCATATTTTTTACACCAGTTATAAACTGTTTGCGGGCTTGTCTTGAGATTGTAGTTCTTTTCAAGAAGTTTAACAATATCTGTTAAGTTCATTCTCTTAGTA